TAAAAAGGTTAAGGGTACACTAGACCCAAAAACAACAGTTAAAATTACTGGTGATAAACCAAACACATCTACTACTTCACTAACATCAGTTAAAGAAGATGCTGTAGAACCAGAGGCGATAATTGAACCTAAAGACAAAGCTACTATAAAATATCTTTCTAATGTTAAAGATTCTAAGACTGGTGAAATTTCTAAACCATTTACTATTAGAGATAAGAGGTATCAAATGGTTAGAGGTATTATGCCAGATAAGGAAATTGTTATGGCTGTATATTGTCACGATGATTTGAATGAAGCTGGTGAAAATATAATACACCAAGTTGACCAATTCGAAGAAAGTATTGTTAAACCATTCATGAAGGAAAATGAGTATAATGCTGATAATTATAATTCTGATGAAAGAGATTTTCACGATAAAAATAATTTAGAAATACAACCATCACCTAAAAAAGAAGATTTCGATTATGCTTCAAGTGAAATAGAATATCATGATAAAGAGTCTTTCTTGGATTATTTAAATCTATCCGATTTAGTTGGTTATAAACACTTTTTTGTTAATATTAAAACTGGTGATGTTGTAGCTAAATTTAAGAGTACAAAAGATATGATTAAGTCTGGTATTAAGCTAGGACCACAAGAAGATTATATGGATGTTAAATCTTTAAAGAGATTTAGATTCGGTGATTATTTTAAAGGTAAGGATGATGTTAGCGAAGAAGCACCAGTTGATAGTAAAGATGGTGGTACAAATATTCCTAAACTTCAATCAGATGTAAAGAAATTGGCTAAAATGATTAAAGATAAATTCAGTAATTATTTGGCTAAATTAAATAAACCAATTGAACAGTCTCAATTTCTAACAGCAATGGCTGCTGAAGTTGGTGTTCCGTTAAATAAATTAACTGGTATTATTAACACCTATAAGGATATTGCAAAGGACGCTACTTTAGATAAAACAAATACACCAGCATTACAACCAGAAGCTAGGGTGATTACAAAAGATGAGTTAAAAGAATCTCTTAAAAAGAAGAAAGTAATCAGGACTATAAAAATAAAAGATATAAAATGAGTGACTATAAAAAAATAGCTGAAGAAGCATTGAAGAAAGCCAAGCTGGGTATAGTTGGTAAAAAACGCTTAGATGAAACTGTAGTCTACCCAGATGGATTATCTGAGAGAATGCATCCACAATTGGAAGATGATTTGGCTAATGGTTATCATTCGTTAGGTAAGCACCCAGTATTTCCACATGGTGATGAAACATCTTTTGAACAAAAAATAATGGGTCAAAGATTTAGCGAAGTTACTAAACGTTACAAACGTGCTTATGATGTTGATTCTGTTAATAATCAAGAAGTTATTAAGGGTATGATGCCATTAGTTTATGAAACTATGGGATTAGAAGCAAAACATAAAAAGGCTCTTGAAAAATTAGCTGTTGAAATGATTCGTGAAGAGTACGATATGGGTGAAGATGTGGTTGAGATTCACGCTGAATTAACTCCAACTATTAATATGGTTGGTACCAAGAAGAATCCTAAACCAATGGCGGTTGAGATGCAATTTAAAAACCATGATGAAGTTGTTAATGCTAATGAAGAAGTTTATAAAAGAAGATTTCTAAATGCAATGACTCAAGGTGCTGCTAAGAAATGTAACCATATGTTTCATATGGCTGATGATGAATTGACCGACCTAGACCCAAGATTAATGAATAAATATTCTAAGATGATGGCATCAGCAGATTATATGTATTACATAATACCAAAAATGGAAAGTGCTGTTAATGGTGGTGTTGTAAGAGTTCAGTTCCCAACAAAGAGTAACCCTAAAGCTGTTATCCATGCACAAGCAATGGTTCTACCAGTTTTAATTCATGAATTGGTTAAAGGAGTTATGGAATTATTATCAGCACATGGTTTACCAAAGAATAAGAAAGTTGGTGAGTTTGTAATAAACAAAGCTGACTTTTTAGCTGCTGAACCTTGGGATATGAGAATGGGTCCAGCATTATGGGAAAGATTTACAGATTTAATTGAGCCAGATGATTTCAATTTGAAGCATCACATCTATAGTGAATTAGCAGCATTACCAGTTAGAGAATTTAATATTAAGATGAGAGAGATTATGGCTGGAACTAAAGAAGGTAAAAAGGTAATTAAAGATATCGTTTCTGATGTTAAGAAGGGATTGCAAGAAGATGAATTCAATGAAGCTATGGGTGATATTGGAAAGAAATCTAAGAAACCAACCAATAAACCTAAAAACACTGATAATGGTAGTTTTGACTTTAAAGACTTGATGGGTGGTGATTCTACAGAATCAGATGATGGGTTCGATTTTGATGATTTATTGACCTAATAGGATAATATAAACAAGAAAGGCCCCTGATGGGGCCTTTATCGTTTATAAGGGTCTGTTTTAACAAAATTTGGTATATTTATTATTAAAAGAATATGCTAACAACCCAAGAAATATTCAAAGAGTATGCTATGTGTCTTAATAGCCCCGTATACGCTATTGAGACGTACTTAGAGACCTTTGATAAGACACAAGAGGGGTTCGTTCCATTCAAGTTATTTCCTAGGCAGAAAGAGGTTATATACTCATACGAAAAGCATAGATTTAATCTAGTAACTAAACCAAGACAAGCTGGTGTATCAACAACAACAGCAGCTTATATGTCAATAAAGGTTGGGTTCGCAGATAAGGATAATCCAGAAGCGGTTCTAATCATTGCGAATAAACAAGAATTGGCTTTCGAATTTTTAGCTAAGATTAAAGATTACCTATCTCAATTACCTAGATGGATTTGGGGTGATGAGTATTATGGTTCAGTAGCTAACAATAAGAAAACTATATTTCTTACTGATTCTAAAAAAGAAATAAAACTACCAAACAATTGTAGAGTAAAAGCGGTTGCAACATCTAAAGATGCGTTGCGTGGTTTCACCCCAACATATCTTATTATGGATGAGGCAGCATATATTGATGATGGTGCGGAAGTGTTTGGTGCTGCATTAACAGCGTTAGGTACTGGTGGTAAAGCGACACTTATTTCAACACCACGTGGTATGGATGCTTTATATTATAAAACATACGACCAAGCAAAACAAAAGAAAAATAATTTTAATATCATTGAAATGAAATGGTATGAAGATTTACGTTACAATAAAGATTTACGTTGGCTTAAGGGTGATGAATCTAAAGTAGAGACGGAGTTTACTTTTAACTCCTATGAGAAAATGATTGCTGAAGGATGGAAACCAACATCCTCTTGGTATGAAGAAATGTGTCAGGGTATGAACAATGACGCTAAGATGATTGCACAAGAATTGGATGTATCTTTTATTGGTTCTGGTGGTAATGTAATTGAAGACCAATACATTGAATTTCAGAATAAAAATAATGTGAAAGAACCTGTAGCAATGTATGGTCCAGAAAATGAAATATGGGTTTGGGAACAACCAATTGAAGGTCACCAATACATTATGGGTGTTGACGTTTCTAGGGGTGATGGTGAAGATTCTTCAACACTGGTCATAGTTGATTTTACTACTATGGAAGAGGTTATGGAATATCAAGGTAAGATACAACCAGATTTATTGGCACAAGTAGTTGAAGAATATGGGAACTTATATAACGCTTATACGGTAGTGGATGTTACAGGAGGAATGGGTGTATCTACTGTTTTAAAGTTAATGGAATTTAATTATAAAAAATTACACTATGATTCATCAAGTGGTAAGATACTATCGGCAAGACAAAGAGAATTAAGTAGTCACAGTAAGGATGATAAAATTCCTGGATTCCACGCTACATCTGTACGTTTACCAATGATTGCTAATTTAGAATTTAAGATTAGAACAGATGCTATTAAGATTCGTTCTAGTAGAATGACTTCGGAGATGAAAACATTCATTTACAAAAATGGTAGACCCGACCATATGAGTGGATATCATGATGATTTACTTATGGCAATAGGTATGTGTTTATGGGTGGTTGAGCATTCATTTAAAAATCTAGAAAGACTTGAAAAACAAAATAAGGCTATTTTAAATAGCTGGATTGGTAACGCTAATGCGTTAACGATTAAAAAAACAGAATTAGAACGTGGTTCTAATTTTGTAGATAAAAATAACAAACCTATACCTAAACCGAAATTTAATCATACTACAGCTAGAAACATGCAAGACCCAACAGGTCAATATATGTGGTTATTTAGAGGTTTAGATAAAAAATAAAAAATATGGCAATAAAGAAAGAATTTACACTTAAAACATTTGGGGCTAAACTATATAAGTGGTCACCTATACCAACTAGTAAATCTATAACTCCAAATAAAAGACAATACTATTGTAACGCTGTGGCTGGTTCACAAGGTCAAGATTGGATAACCACCTATAGTTATAATATGGTAGTAGTAGATTCTATTCAACAAAGATTAGCATATGTAGAATGTGATTATGTTGAATAACTCTTTATTTTACCAAAAAATATATTATAATTAAATAAAAAACATGGCAGACAAAAAATTAACGATATTTCAAAGACTTGGGACTGTTCTTAACCCAGATTCGGTTAAATTAACCCAAAAACAACCTACTCAAAGGTATAATATCAATAAGGGTGAATTGCTTAGAACTGATAATAAAGCTGAATTTGACAAGGCTAAATTACAAGCTCAACAAAATAAGTATTTAGGTCAGGTTTGGAAGAAGGTTGAAAATGGATTGTTTCAACAATCGATGAACTATGAAACAACACGTATTGGTTCATACTCTGATTTTGAAGCCATGGAGTTCTACCCTACAATTGCTGCTGCTTTGGATATCATGATGGAAGAATCTACCACCTTAAATGAGCAAGGTAAGATGCTTAATATCTATTCTGATAGTAAACGTGTTAAGGGTATTTTAGAAGATTTATTTTATAATAGACTTGATGCACATACATCATTACCAATGTTTACAAGAAACACTTGTAAGTATGGTGATAATTTTGTGTATTTGAATATTGACGATAAGCATGGTATTATTGGTGCTAAGCAAATGCCTAACTACGAAATGGAACGTAGAGAGAGTGGGTTGTTTGATTTGATTAGTGGTAGAGAAACTAGCACTGCTGATGTAAGCCCTTCTGATAAGGTTAAATTTTATTGGAGAGGTCGTGACATAGAATTCAATTCATGGCAAATGGCTCACTTTAGACTTCTTGGTGATGATAGACGTTTACCATATGGTACCAGTGTTTTAGAAAAGGCTAGAAGAATTTGGAAACAACTTATTCTATCTGAAGATTCAATGCTTGTTTATCGTGTAACCAGAGCACCAGAAAGACGTGTATATAAAATATATGTTGGTAATATTGATGATGCAGATGTGGAAGCATATGTAAATACTATTGCTGATAGATTTAAAAGAATGCCAATAACTGACCCACAAACAGGTCAGATGGACCTTAGATATAATCAATTATCTAATGACCAAGATTTCTTTATTCCAGTTAGAACTGAAGACGCACCGAACCCAATTGATACACTTCCTGGAGCACAGAATTTGGACCAAATTGCTGACATTGAATACTTGCAAAGAAATTTATTTACAGCACTTAGAGTACCTAAACCATTCTTGGGTTTTGAAGAAGCCACTGGTGAAGGGAAGAATCTTGCATTGCAAGATATTCGTTTTTCTAGAACTATTAATAGAATTCAACAATCAATGTTACAAGAGCTAAATAAGATAGCAATTATACATTTGTATATTCTTGGATTTGAAGATGAGTTAGATAATTTTACACTTACAATGAACAACCCATCTACTCAAGCTGAGATGCTTAAGGTTGAACACTTACAACAAAAAATTACTCTTTACAAAGATTCAGTTGCGGATGCTGGTAACGGATTTGCACCTATGTCAATGACTAGAGCACATAGAGAAATACTTGGTTGGTCAGATGATGATATCAAACAAGATTTACTTGAACAACGTATGGAAAAATCAGCAGCTGCTGAATTAGCTAATACCGCTAGTGTTATCAAACACACAGGTATGTTTGATAAGGTTGATAGAATATATGGTGATATGAAAGTAGCACTTAAAGGTGGTACTGGTGAAGGTGGTGAAGAAGGTGGTGGTGCAACTGGTGGTGGAGGTGGTGGTGGTGGAGGTGGTGCCTTTGGTGGTGGAGGAGGTGGCGGTGAAGACCTAGACTTCGGAGATGAAAACGCCACACCAGAAGAAGGTGACGTTACAACACCAGAAGGAACTGAAGGTACAGAACCAGAAGGAGCTGCTGCTGAAACACCAGAAGGGGTTGCTGCTGAAACACCAGAAGGTTTAGCCGAATCAATCCAAAAAACAGATAACTTATTGAAAGAGAGAAAGGAAGTCTTAGCTAAAAAGCTTGATGATAGAACTAAAAAGTATCAAGATAGATTTGGTGGATTAATGGAATCTATAAAATCAGATAAGAAAGATACAAATGATAAGGTTAAGATTTATGATAAAAATATCAAGATAAATGAAGGTATTGCCAGTATGGTTAAAGATATTGACAAAATGTTAGATAAATAGTTAATTTTTAAGAAAATAAGTATATTTATATAAAAACAGATTATGCAAAATTTCGGTAAGATAAAAAACGCATTTAATGGGATACTAGTAGAAGCGATTGTTTTAAAAAATGATACTAATAAATCACTATTTAAAAACTACGTTAAAGCAATAAAAGAAAGTGAGATTTTAAGAACTCAATTTCTAGTATATAATAACATAGAAAACAAAGTAGAAGCCGATACTAATATTGCTCATTATTTTGTAAGTGAAAATATAAAACTATTAGACAAGTTTAGTATTGATGATATCATTGAAGAGAACGCTAAATTAAATTCTCTATTACCAGCATCTTCAACAGAAGTTTACGATTCAAAAATTTCTGGTTTACACGAATCCATATCTAACCTTATAACAACAAAAAGAACACCTAGTTCTATTGATGGAATAGGAAAGGATATTAATAATGTTGTTGAATATATTAAAGCTAATAAAGTAAAAGAAACTACTGAGTCAATTGATTTGCCTACTAGTATGATATCTACAATTATGGTAGATAAGTATAATGAAAAATATGCTACACTAGATGAGTCTGAGAAAAAAGTATTGAGAGTTTTAATTGATTCTAATGATGAACAAAAGAAAGAAGTTTATTCAGCTACTATTAGAGAGTGTATTGATTTGATTAATGATAAACTAACTAGTTCTGATTTAGAGTCTAAGGATAAACTACTTAGAGTTAAAGATAAGATGCTTAATGATAAGCAAGAAATCAATGAAGATTTTAATAAAAATATATCTAAGTTAATTGAGCTGAGGGAGAGTTTAAAAAAATAATTAAAGAAATTATTGTTATAAAAATGACAACTAAATCAGCTGAAAGTGAAAATATGGTTAAGTTAAAAGAACTAACTAATAAGATTAGTTCTTCAACTAACAGAAAGTATTCTACTATTGTTAAAGAATTAAAAAACATCGTTGATGAGGGTAAGAAGGAAATTGAAAAGAATGTTAACCCACAATCAAAAATGAAATGTTATGAAACAATGTGTTCTAAAATTACAAGCATTTTAAAAGATGTAGAATTAGTATAAACTATGGGAAACGAAGAAGGAAATACATGGGGTGATTATAGCAAACTAGTTCTTAAAGAATTGGAGCGTTTAAATGAAAATTATGATAAAATGCGTGAGGATATTGATATTCGTTTCTCAGAACTTAACACTAGATTGACTGAAGTTAAAGCTGTTGAAAAATCAGTTCAGAGTCAGACTAGTTGGGTCGAAAAGGTTAATGATGTATGGAGTCCTTCACAAATGAAAGAGGCTAAAGATGAAATTTACAAACAAAAAAGCCGTTGGATAGCAGCCATTGCTATCATTAGTTTTACACAGGTAATAGTAGGTTTAGGTATCACTATTTGGCTTCGCCTTAAATAGCCATTTGACTATTCCAATTAAATTGTCTATATTTGTTAATACCTGGATTTCCTGGTATGAAAATAACAATTAATATTAAACGTTTTAACAATGAAGACAGGAAAGGAATTGAAAGTCAATGACTTTAAAAATTATAATATAGTGTTTGGTAGTGTTAATAATAAACACCCAAAGGCCGTCTATATTAACATCTCATCATGGGCCGAACCTAAACATGATTACAATGTAAATTATGTAAGGGCCATTAGGGATATAAACAAAAAAGCAAAACAATCATTATTTAATTCGTTTGATACATTCATTGAAACTAAGTTTAAGAAGGATAGGACTATCGTTGATTTAGACATCAGAGAATCTGGTATAAGATATGGTAAGCGTAGTTTTATGAATTGTGAAATAACACTATTTCTAGATTCAGAGATACCTTTGAATTCAGATAGAATGAAGATTATGTTAGATGATGTTCTTAAGTTAGTGATAAATTCAACCTTTGAAAATAACAAGACATTTAGGTTTCATAGGAAGAAAATATAAGAGTTAAATCAATAAAAAGCCTCAATCAGATGATTGGGGCTTTTTTAGTTATTTTAGTATATTTATATCTATAAGCTTTACGCTATGGATATAAACTATAAAGATTTTAAAGTATTAAAACGTGGTCAAACTGGTTGGGGTGGTTTGATAGAACATGATGCTGGCTATATAAGCCCAGATGAGCCAAGAAATCAACAATTTATTAATGAGATTAGTAATTTAGAAACTGGTAAACTAGCTATAGTTGAACCTCTTGTAGTATATGTTGTATTACAGAAATACGGTATTTTAAATAGAAACGGTAGAGTATACCCAGAGGTTGTTCTTAAGAAACAAGA